ATGCGCGGTAATGCTTAAACACATTGCAGCATCTTTAGAACAACTAGAAACACGAATGGATGCACTCATAGAAAGGCAAACTGAAGAAAAGGCCAAGAAGAAACCAGCAACAAGAAAAAGAACAAGAAAGAAAGAATGAAAAACCTTTTTATCGTTTGTTTAACTGCTTTATTACTAGCCGGCTCTTCTCAGGGTCGGCTAATTCCTTCTAACCCTTGGCGTGGACATTGTGAAGCTTTGCCAAGAGGTGAACCACCTGAATATCTTCCTAACTGTGATGACTTGTTAAAGGCTTAAAATAATACTCTCCACATATTCAAAGGACAATTGGAAATATCCATCTCTGAAGAGCAAATCAAGTTAATCGAAGAGCTGATTACATCAAAGGCAAGAATCCTAAATACTCAATACCAAAACCAAGTACAAAACGATCCTATCGGATGTGCCAATTGGGCCATAACTATAGAAAAATTACATTTAGCAGAAACCATTTTAAAACAATTACAACATGCAAAAAACAAAAAGAAAAGATTCATTAAGCATGACTAGCCCTCTTGTTGTCGCTTCATTTTTAAGTGAATTTAGACAACGAAATAGAGCCGTGCCGGTACACGCTATAGAGGCGCTACTTCTAATTGCGTCAGGAATTGACAATATGAACGATTTACGAAAAGCAATGTCAGATGAGGAGGGAGAAGCTTTGCCAGTGGGTAGTATGTCTCGACTTGTTAGTTTATTAAGAGGAAGAGCAAGGTGGAATAAAGGCAAATGGATAGAAAGTCCATTTGATGCATTGATAGAAGTAAGAAGCCATCCCCACCAAAGAGGTATGCAGCTCTTATTAAGCGAGATGGGAGAGGCATTAGTCTTTGAACACCTAAATGTAAAAAAAGATGCTCTGCACATGGGTGGAGAGCATATTAAGCTTTTTGAAGAAAACTCCTAGGAGGAGGAGATCAAACATGCGACAAACAGAACCAGAAACCCTTGACCTTCTCGCTAACTGGTATTTTCTGAAAGAGGAGTGGTGGGAAGAGTTTGCGATTTATGTTGTTTACACCACTAAGACCACTGGTATAGAGTTACATACGTGTAGAACACCTAGGGCCTGGACCGCAGAACCGCCATGGATTTGGATCAGTTGGAAAGCGCTCTTGCGGCTTTTGCGTCACACGCCCCTACTTCTTTTCCACTTCATCATGTTCAGGTTTTCTGTTACGTGGCACAAGAGGGAGGATGTACCTACAGAGATATTGAAGAAGCCTTAAATCTCTCTAACTCAACAGTTTCAAGGACTGTTCATGCCTTAGGCAATACTCACAGAAAAGGGTATCAAGGTATGGATTTATTGGAATTATCAAGAGACTTAGAGGAAGGAAGAAGATTCTTAATTCACCTAACTGCCAAAGGAAAAGCTTTAAAGAGGCAGCTAGACAAAATCTAACCAACAACCACCAACACCATGCAAGGAACCATCAAGAAAAACTCCCAAGGTTTATGGGTAGCAGATGTCACAATCCAAGGTGTCAGAAAAACCAAAAGCACCAAGCTAAAGAAAGACGCTATAGAGGCGCGAAAACAACTTCTCGATGAATTGCTAGGGAAAGAGGCAAAACCATTAAGGCAAGGGCATATCACTCTTAAAGAAGCCATGAGGCTAACCATTGATAAGCATTCAAAAAACATGAGCAGTGAAAAGGCTCAGGCTGGAGGGATGAGAAAAATTGTTGCTTACTACGAAAGGAAGAAAAGAGGTTTTTTATTGAAAGATGTCAATGCAATGAACTGGGATGAATTCAGAAAATACTGCCTTAGTGAAGCAGAAGAACCTTCCACTATTAACAAGAAACAATCTTATTTATGCAACATGTTCAACGTTGCCGTGACCTACGGACGGCTAGACAGTAAGCCGGCCCTCCCAAGAAGATATCCAACGGGTTCTAAAAATAAGAAACGAGTAATATCACCTGAAGAACAAAATAAATTCAAAGAATGTTTCGTTATTAGAGGTCATACAGAGTTGGCCGATATGTTTGACTTTTGTATTGAAACTTGTGCTCGATGGGGAGAAGTTGAAAGGATTAAAAGAAAAGACGTAAACCTAAAAAATAGAACAATCACTTTCTGGAAAACCAAAAACGGAGACCCAAGAACTATTCCTTTAACTTCTAGAGCCTATGAAATTATTCTTGAGTATCTACCTAAAACCGATCACAGAAGAGCATTCAATGTTCCTTATTCAACAGCAAGAGATCAAATAGATATTGCAAAGGCTGAGATGGGTTTATCTCATGACAAGAAATTAAGCTGGCATTGCACTAGACATACATGCGCCACAAAACTAGGTTCCAGTGGAAAAATTAACGCTTTCCAGTTAATGAAATATGGAGGATGGAAGAGTCAAGCAGCGGTAGCTTGTTATATGCACTTAGACACAACTGCCCTAGAAGTTTGTCGCGAAATCTTAGAAGAATAATGCGAGTGGCGGGACTTGAACCCGCACGACGTTTGACCGTCTCAGGATTTTAAGTCCTGTGTGTCTACCAATTCCACCACACTCGCCCATTACATATGTTACTCAACCCTAGGGGTGTCGCAATCAGATTAGTCTTCCTGTCCAAATAGATCGCTTAAAAAACACCTGCGCTATGAGCGTTTTAAAATTCTGAGCTTTCTTCTAATAGCTTGCAGTGAAAAGGTTCTCAAGATATTTCAGTGTGCATACAGCGGACTTAAAATCCGATGAGCATGATTCCATCCGTGCAGAACAGTTTGAGAGTCTAGGGTTTGGATGGTAGTTGCGCGATTTGCATAGGTGGGGAAGAATAAGGCCTGAAAGCGACCTAAAAGCTTGTGACCGATGAATTAAATACGTCCACCAGTCCAGATGAACTACAAATCAGAAGAGAAAGGAGGGAGAAAGAAAGGGCCAAATGGAATGCTATCAATGCTAGAGCTAAATTAAAAGAGCAAGGAAAAGAAAGCGTTACTGAGTATGGAAGAGAATTATTCAATAAAAATGCAGAGACTCTAACGATTGCACTAGGTTCTTTACTTGAAGAACTGCTAGAGAATCCCAATAAACCAGGACCTCATTTTGCTGCATGGCCCTTGCTTTTACATGTAACAAATAGAGGGCCTAGACCTATTGCAGCTATTGCCTTAGGTGTTGTTTTAGACAAGATCAGCCAGAGACCTACTCAGAGAAAACTGGCAAATGCTATTGGAATAGCACTACAAGATGAATTAAAAGCTGGTCGGGTTGAAAAATTAAATGCAGATTTAATGCGCTTAATCAGGAAAAGAAAAGGAAATAAAGCCTTAAGCGATGGAAGAATCTTAGAAGAACTAAAACTTGACCGAACGGGATGGACAACAACACAAAAATATGAAGTCGGAAGCTTACTTTTACAACTCATTGAAGCTCGTACAAAATTAATTAAAACTACTTATTTAATTCATCGAGGAAGATCAAAAAAAATTATTGAACCAACTGGTGAGGTCCTTGACGTTATAGAAGCGCGACCTCCAATTCCATTTCCTGCTCGCAAATTACCAATGCTAGTAAGGCCAAGAAAATGGGATGGCATGTATGGAGGAGGTCATCTTGACAACAACTTGCCCTTAGTAAGAACAAGGAAAGGCGTTGACCTGAACTATTTAGACAGAGTTGGTTTGGTTCCTGTAATTGATTCAGTTAATAGGCTTCAAGACCAAGAATTATTTATCTCTCCTTGGATGGTAGAGACTCAAAGAACAGCATGGGACTACAACATTAGAGATTTATTTCCGGTACAAAGAGATCCGAAAGAACCACCACCTAGACCTCAAGACCTTATCGGGCCAGAAGCATATCAAGCATGGCAAAAGGAAACATTACTAGCTCAAAAAGATAGAAACGATGGGGCAATTGATCGTCAAAGAATTGAACAAGCTATTACTCAATGTGAAGAGGTCGCAGGACGTTCAGTTTGGTTTTCTTATTGCGCTGATTTTAGAGGCAGGATTTACACCTCAAACAGATACGCAACACATCAAGGACCTGACTGGGAAAAGGCTGCTATTAACTTCGCGAAAGGAGAACACTGTTCAACGGATGGATTTGAATGGATGTTAAAAGCTGCAGCTGGACATTATGGAATTAGAGGGAGTTGGGCAGATCGACTTGAGTGGGGAAAAAATCACATACCAGAAATGATTTCGATAGCTGAAGATCCCCTAAACAAGGTGGAATTATGGAGAGGGGCAAAAGATAAATGGCAGTATCTGCAGCTATGCAAAGCAGTTGCAGATCAGAAAGAAAATAAAGGATGCAAATCATATGTTCCAATTCGTTTTGACCAAACCTGTAGTGGCATAGGAATTGCCGCTTGTTTATTAAGGGATCGAAACTTAGCTTGTCATACCAACATCATTGGAGAAAAACAGCGAGACATCTATGAACGAGTAGCAGATGCCTTGCAATATTTATTACAACTTGATTTAAGTAATGGCACAAAATTTGAACAGAAAAAAGCTGAGTTTTGGTTGGACTTTGGAATCACTAGAGAGATAACAAAAGGGCCATGCATGACAACGATTTATGGTGCTCAGTTTTTAGGACTTGTTGATGGATTGGTTGCACTTTTAGAAGACCATCAAAAATCTTTAAGAATCGGTCAATGGGAGTATGCCTATCTTTCTCCAGCAAGATATCTAGCGAGAAAAATTAGATTGCTTTTGGGTACTGAGCTAAAGAGCTGCCTTTCTTTGCAAAATTGGCTAAGAACAACAACTAAAAAAGTACTGTCAGAAGGAAAGAAGATGAGATGGACAACTCCAATGGGTCTTCCTATTGAATTAGGAGAACAACATGATCCACGAAGCAACGTCAACACATTGACCCAGGGGAAGAAGAGATGGCAACCCTGGAACGAACGATCTCATCCAGAAGAGCTTTCAGCAAGAACAACAAATAGGGCTATTACCGCTAATTTTTGCCACTCATTCGATGCTTCTTTGGCTCAAGCAATGATCTCCAAGAGTGGAGTAATAAATGTTCCACTACTAACAAATCACGATTGCTTTGCGACAAATGCAACAAACGCAGGATGGCTGCATCACACTCTTTTGGACGAGTTGCGTGTGCTTTATGCTACAGATTGGTTAACAGAAATAAGGGACGAGATATGCTTAAATACTGGGATCAAGGGAATTAATCCAGTCCCAGTTGTAGGTGATTTATGTTGTGCTGAGATCGGAAGCAATGATTACTGTTTCTCCTAGGTATCTTGCAACGCTACACCTAGGGGTGTAAGTTAAAAAGGTCTCCACCTGTAGCGCACAAATGCCAAGACCTTTAGTCTCTCCCATTGGAGAAGCGAAGTTTGCAATGATCCTTGGAGAACCAAGGGCCTATGAAAACAGTCCTGATA